TTAATACACCAACTTAATTACTGCTTCAGGTTGGTGTATTGCTTGCATCTTTCCCTTTTTATTCATAAAGATAGAGCAAACAACAAAACCACCACCACCCCCCTGAAAAGGCTCATAAATAGCGAAAAACCGCGAGGTCGCCGCCCCGTAACGGGTCCATATGCCGGAAAGGACCCGTAAAAAAAAGCCGGATTTCTCCGGCCTTGTCTCAGATGGTTTTCAGTATGCGATCGATGTCGCCGTCATCGCCCTGGTTTCTGCCATCGTATGCCATGCCAGCTGATACGGCTTGCGGGCTGTGCATGTCCATAAAGTTTTCAAAGGCTGCGGTAAGCTCTGGTGCAACCTTTGGGCGCTCCTGCTCTATGGTCATGTTCAGGATTTCACGAGCATTATCGACGCTAATACATGGCACGTTTGCCATTGCACGTAACAGCGGCTGATAGTCTTTATGCTCATGAAGCGCCATAATCGCATCAGCGCGCGGCTTGTCCTGCTCTTCCAGTTTGTTGAGTTGATATACGGCCTCGTAGGTTGATAAACCTCTGTCAGCCATTGCCCGCGCTTCTGCTTTAAATTTACTCGCCAGCGGTAGCGCCATGATGCTTTCATTCGTTGCCATCGTTTCCCCTGCTTATCGCGCCAGCGGCTGAACGGATACGCCAGAACCCGCAAAGGCGGCGCATTTTTTCGCGTCAGTGTCGGCGCTCTCAGGCCAGTTTACGGCGGCGATATTAAATATCCCCGTCTTGTAACACTGTGCTGATTTCTGCTTTGACGTGTCCACAGGATACGAAGTCAGATAAACAGCCTTGCCAGATTCCTGACCATCCCACGGCTTAAACTCGCCATTGTCCGCCAGCATCAGCGGGGTAAATTCCTGAATAACGCCAGCATCAGCGGCAAAATGTACCAGCGTCGTGGATACCTGCTGACTGCCTGCAAATAACTCAATGTATGGAGTGTCCATAGAATCCCCCCGTTAACCAATTTTGACGGTAACAAATTTGCGAATATCTGCCGGAACCGGCTGCGGTGCGCTGTGCGTCTGCACGTACTCAATCGCCGGATCGCCGTCCTCAATCCAGTTTTTCGGGTAAAACATGTTTTGCGTTGCGCCCGTTCTTACCGCTTCCTGTTCCATAATCGCACCATAGGCCACCAGCCCTTTATTGTTGGTGTTGCCCAGGACCAGCAAATCAGGCTCAAGGAAATATTTTTCTGTGCCGTCGCTGTCAGTGTATTTGCCGGAATAGACGATAAGGGCCAGATCACCAAGATAGCCTTTAAAGCTCACCACTTCGCCCAGGTTTTTACATGCCAGCTCTGCGGCGGATTCTGAACCACGGGAGAGATCGTACAGTTCACGGAATTTTTTAAAGCTGCGTAACATGCGCCATACATCAACGCCCATAATCATGACGTTTGCGGGGCAACCTGCCTGATCTGCGTATAGCTCAATGTCATAGATTGGGTCGTGTATGTCTTTGTCCTGCTCTGACCATTTTTTACCGTCGGCCTGCTCTATGATGTTTTTTTCCGGTATCTTCCAGTCGATTTCATAGCGCTCTATGCCTTCGCCCTCAATGATGTTTTTTCCGGTCGTTACCGCATTTACCGCCAGCCATTCCACGCGCGCTTTAATGGCGTTTATCTGGCGGCGCATGTTGCCAGTAATCAGGCGCATACGGCGGTAGGTAGGGTCGTTAAGCTGTGCTGGATCTTCTCCAGCCATGCGCATTATTGTTTTTAATGGATCGATTTCGTGTTTTGGCTTCATGTAGCCAGGGCGAATAATGCTTGTTTCGTACCCTTTATCGCGCTGAACCTGGCTACCCACCATAGGCGAACAAAACGCCGACATAGTGACTTCTTCAATATCCAGGTTATCTAACATGATGTCCTGTGTGTTGAATGTCGCCACGTTCGGGAAAAACAGCGCGGTAAACAGCGGACTGAATTTAAATTCCGCAATATCCTCGCGATTCAGGTACGCAAAAAGCTGGTTAGTGTTAAGTGCTATTGCTTTTACTGTCATTATTCACCCCCGTGAACCTGATTCATACCCAGCGCCGCGCGTAAATAGGCGCGTACCTGCCAGCCTGTTGACGGCTCAACCATCGCCAGCGGATCAAGTCCTGCCGCAATGCCTGCTTTTACGTTCTGCTGGTGGCGTTCCTTGAGCGCCTTCACGATGTCGGGGCTTATGTACACCGAAATACCGCCTTTTTTCTCTTCAGCCATAGTAAGAAATTCCTCTTTGACTTAAAAAATCATAACTGGATGTTCATCCAGTTATGATTATAATCATGATTGCATTTTGTGCAATGATATTGAGTTGCGTTGCAAATTATGAAATTATTATCCCAATCATGTGTGTCAGTGCACCAAAAAACCTCATATGCAAAAGCCCGATAAGCCACCTCTGACCTTATCGGGCTTTTTTTGGGCGCAAAAAAGCCGGATTGCTCCGGCTTCTGTCACTCGTCGCTTAAAACGGTATGTTATCCCCGTACGGATCATCGTTACCCGCCTGTTGTTTTGCCCTGTTCAGTGCGTCAGTGGCCTGCCCCTGCTGGCCTTTTTTGCCGCCCGGTCGCGCCGTTCGCGCACTGATTACGCTGTCTGCGATAACCTGCCAGCCCTGCCGCGTTTCGCCGTTCTGGCCTGTCCACTGGCTTACCTGCATGTTACCCGCCACGCTCACCAGTTCGCCTTTGTGGTGTTTTGCCAGTGCGTCGGCCTGTCTGCCAAACGCCAGGACGGATAACCACATCGTCGCCGTTCCGTCATCTGCCTGGCTGCACGGAAGGGGGACCGCCATACTAGCCATCGTCATTTGTGTACCCTTGCTGGTGGTCTTTAACTGCGGGTCAGCCACCAGCCGCCCGTAAGCCGCTATCTGTGCTGTCATGCTGTCTGCTCTCCGGTTTTAACGTTGATGGTTGTCACCTGTTCCGCTTCGGCAATCTCCCGTTCTGTCAGCGTGGCAAAGTTTGCCGCCGCCGTGGTCATGAATGCGCTTATCAGGTCGGGATGTTCCTTCGCGTATCCTTCCCGCGTGTGGCGGTCTATCGTTCTGATTGCCACCTTTAAGGTGTGCTCAGTCATGTCTAACGCTTTATATTTTGGCTCTGTTCTGTCTCTGCGTGTTCTGGTCATTTGCCACCTCAATTTATATATATAGAAACATGTGCGGGTTATGCGGGTTATTGGGTTATCTTAGCGTGCTAACCATTTTTTATCCTTTTATATCAGTATTTTGCAAAACGCCCTGTTTATTATTTGCTCACCACGTAACCCGCAAAACGCTCAAAATAACCCGCAAACGGGGTTTTTTCTGCGGGTTACGCATGACTGTCCGGTGTTACTTCAGTTATTCGCCTGCGGGTTATAATCGTGCTTTTGCGGGTTATAAATGCCCTTTTGCGGGTTACGTGCGGGTTATTGGTTTCCTTTATATTCATGCACTTAATACACTTATACACAGGATAACCCGCATAACCCGCAATTTTTTTCCTCACACAGGGGATTAATCTTCATCATCAGGCTGGAACATCAGCACGTAAAAAACATGCTGCTTACCCCCAATCTTGCCCAGCGCCTTTTTTTTGTATCGGCGATCGCTTCCCTTCTCCAGCATTCCGGCAGCATCCAGGGCACGCGCAAAATGCGCCGGATTAAATCCCTTCGCTATCTCACTCTCAAACACGTGCGGGAACGTGTAATAGCGCATCTCGTCATCTTCGTTGCGAATGCTCCCTTTTCTGTATCCGGCAAGCTCTTTAATCGGTAAATCACGCTCATCTGTATTGGGGTACGGAAGGTAGCGGCTAAACCCAAACGACGACAAAAACGCCTCAGCCTGTTCAACCATCTGTTTAAATTCCCTGTTACCCGTGCCGAACTCCTTCACCCAGGCATTAAAGTTATGCTGTATTGCGTCCCGGCATTCCTGCGCGGCCCAGCCAGTTACATGACCGGAAAGCACAAGCGCGGCCTCCAGTATGGCGAAACGCTCACCCACGCGGTGGACCTGCTCGCCGTAGCTCTCCGGTATCAGGTTGCGCCACCGTTCGCGGCATTCCCTTACCGTATCCTTTGCCTCCTGCTGGTGGCCTGCCAGCCATTTAACCCACTCACGACCCGCTGCCCCGTGATTTTCTGTCCAGGCATCCTTTAACGCGTCTGCGTGCGCCTTTCCGGTGCTGTATTCGTGAAAGTGCGTGGCTTTTTCCATCGGAACGTTAAGCAGGCGGACAAGCTGCCCCGCTTTGACTTTTATCCCCTCCGTTTTGAGGAATGTCTCAACGTCCATTTCTCCGGTGCTGATTGCCACCGTGCGCCAGTGTTTTATCTCCCGGTTGCCGCCGTCCTTCGCCCCCTGTAATTTCCCGGAACCGTTAAACAACGTATAGGCTGACGTGGACACCTCCCGCGCGTTTCCGGCCTGGCCTATTTCATCCAAGGGTAACAGCCCGTCGTTGTGCGACTCTGCCTCGTTAGCGATACCTAACGCTGTGCCGTACCAGGTCAGCCGTTGTGAGTCTGGCTCTCCCCATAAACTTGATGCGATGTTCTGCGTGGTGGTTTTCCCTGCCAATGACTGTTCGAAAAGATGTACACCGAAGCCGTCAGCACCAACAAGGCCAATCAACGGTGCTGCCAGTGACGTGGCAATACCCAGCATCATGGACGGATTGCCACCAGCCAGCCGCGCCACGCTGTCGCGCCAGCCCTCCGCCGTACCCGCAACCGAATAGCCATTAATAGCGGCACTTTTTCCGGTAAACAGGATCGGTTTTTCAGATTCACCAATGATCGAACCGTCCGGCATGATGTACGCGCCAAAATGCCAGCCCGTTGTTGTGCTTAACTGCCATTCCTCATGGCTTCCGCTTAACTGCATCCAGTCAGCCAGGATAGCCCTGTATTTGCCGTTTGTTGTCACGTTCAGCCCGTGATCTTTAAGCAACCGCCAGCCGTCACGGTCGCCAATGCCACCACACGGGATCGCCATTGTGATGACTTCATGATTTGCTAATTTTTTCCAGCGCATGACGCGGTAATGCTCTTTACCGATCGTCCCCGTTCCCAGTAGTTCAAGCGGAGAACATAACCACGTCTCAGGCCGGATAATTTCGCCTGACTGCTTATCCACTTTGGGCGTTACCCAGAAAACACCATCGGCGCGACTTTCAACGCGTGGCTTTAATTCGTCATCGCTATGGCTTCCGGTATCTTTTTTCTTTACCGGAAACTCAATAACCAGACCATCAGAAAGATTCTGCCGCTCACGGGCCAGATATTCGCGCCAGTTCTCCACCTCCTGACCGTGCATTCCATCAGGGTAAAAATTTGCATCCTGTACGCCTGCCGCCGCCAGCTTCTGACCAATCGCCTTGATCATTACTGGCTCAAGATGTCCGGCCCTGAATATGCGTACTGATTTTCGGCCTTCCGGCACAATTTGCAGCTTATCCAGTTCGGCAAGTTGTTGCTCTCCAAGCCAGACAGGAGGCACGTTATCGCCAGCCAGTCGCCCGTCCTGTTCCTGCCACTGCTTCGCATGTGCCCACGCATCACTACCCGCAAAAATGATGACTTCCGTCATTTTGTCACGTGGCTGGTGTTTTAAATTTGGCGCTTTTTTCATTTCTGCTCTCTCCACGCGGCAATCATGTTTTTTAGTTCCTGTAGTTTTTTATCAACATCCATACATGACACATGGTTATTTCTGGAAAGCGGGATTTCCCGCCTGAATCTGCTAATAAAGATCTCCACGTTCAGCGAACTAAGAAATGAATAGCCATCACGGATAAAATACACACGGTCAAACATCAGTTCTTTTACCGTTACTCTGTTACCGTTCTTATCCAGATAAATAGCGCCGGGGATAATTTGGGGGTGTGCATAACCGCTGGCAGTCAAGCCAGATAAATATGTTCTCATGATTATTTATCCCCGATTTAAATCAGTATTCGCTTTCTTTATAGCATTTAATGCATCTGTGGCATTTTCAATGGTGCACCGTAACGAAATATCAAACTGTCCAAGCATTGCCAGTAACAAACCGATATTACCCATATCAATGCGCATGGCCTTTTCGTCATATTCCTTATTTTCTGACGCATACCACATCAGGCTACCAATTGACGAAACAGCCATTGATATATTGTCAGTAGCCCCATCCGCAGCGGAATAAACCTTTTTAGCAATATCATGCTCACAGTTAAAATGCGTATTAATCAGGTACTGGTAATTGGTCATGTCAGGCATGGCACACCCCCTGACGAATACGGGCGACAAAAATAAGATGTGCGTGCGGCAGCTGTGCGCGTGCTTCGCGCTCAGTGGCAGCGGTAACGGTGAATATTGCAATGCTGTCTGTCAGGCACTGCATAAAGCGCCAGACAAAGTAAGGGCGTGCGGATACAGCCATGTGAAAGGCTCCCAGATGAATTTTAAGGAGTCTCGCTACTACGCTGTCAAACATGGTGGCGAGACGTAACAGGGTTGACAGACTGGTCATCTGGAAACCAGCGAGCACAAAGGCTCCCCCGTTACGCCCCGCCATAATGCGGGTATGGGTAGGTTTACGGACACAAAAAAACCGCTTATCGGATGTGGGCGGCTGTCCGCCAGATGTATTCAGGCTGTCAAACCCGGTCGCCATGTGGGCGACGGGGGAAGCATACAGCCCCGTGATAATTTTTTGCAAGCGGTTTTTACGCATGATGTGACCCCTGACGAATACGGGCAGCGAATACCATCACGCAGCCAGCCGGAGATTGCTGGCGTGCTTCCTGTTCGCTGGTGGCCTCGATGGTAATCACGCGCGGTTGTGCCGTGCTCAGGGCGATAAAACGCCAGATGTATTTATTCAGGTTGTGCGGGTCCCGCCCTTGCGGGTGTGTGGTATGATTTCTCATAGCTACCTCGATACTTTCGCTATCGTTGGTGGTTAGAAGCCCGGTTAGTGTTAGCGCACTGCCGGGTTTCGTCGTTTCTGCACCTTGCGCCAACAAGGTGTTGAACACCAATTTAAACCCAGGTGTTAAACACGTCAAGTGTTGAACACTTATTTTTTTTCCTGCATACTGCATTTGTTTTTTATGAGGGGTACACCACATGGCGACAAAAGCAGTAAACGCAAAATCACAAACCGTTGCGGCAAGGGTTCCGCATGAAGTTATGAACAATGTTGAGGCGGTAAAAATGCCTGGCGAAAGTACGGGGCAATTTGTTACTGCGGCATTAAAACGAGAAGTTGAATATCGCCAGCGCCGCAAGGCCAAAGAACCAGAGTAATCACCATCAGCGCCGTGGTGTAAGGTATTACGGCGCATTGCTATGCAGGACAACACAATGACCGATAAAGAATTGACCAAAACATTATCACCGGCACGGAAAAGACGGCGCAGAAAGATAGAGCATGAATCAGAAAGATTCGCGCCATGTGCTTTTGCCCTTGAGCAATTCCTTAAAGAGTACAGGGAAAAGCGCTCATTGCAGGTATGGCAACGAACTGAACCAGACTGATTGCATTGCCCACCAGCCTGATAGCGGCTATCATCCCCGTGCTTATGTTTGGGATCATATACACATAAGGCGCAGCGGGTTAATTGTTCAGAAAGGCGGCTCCATTTCGGGATCGCTTTTTTTATTCCTGAAAAACCCCAATTTTGTTGTTTTTCAGTTTCACCAGGGCGAACGAATCCCCGCCCACGTTCTGGCGTATATTCAATCTTCATGGTTATAGCTCTGTGTTCAGATGATTGATGTGTGGCGGCTGTGTGCCGCCAGCGTGATTAATGAACTGCCTTGCAGCTATCCTTCCAGGCCAGAACCTCGGATAAAGACCAGCCAACGGAACGACCGCCAAGTTTACGACGTGATGGGAATTGTCCGGCCTTTTCCAGGCGGTAGCGGCATGAGCGGCTAAGGCCTGTTAGCTTTTCGCATTCTTTTTCACGTATAAACCGATCAGTGCTTAACACTATTGCCCCCTTTCGTTTCTTAAAGAGTTATTTCGTGTTCTATTGCGTTGGGATGTGTCTGATTGTGTCAGGATGATTCAGAGTTGGCAAATGTTGAGGTCGTATGGTTTACAGAAACAGGAATAATCAGGATAAAATCTTTTAAATTCATGTTAATACAAAGGCATAAAATATTGTTTCATGCCTTTTTTCTCGCTCTTTAAAGAGTGATTCGCTAGTGTATAAAAAACCAGTGACACATTAAAAATCAGCCACTTATAAATCTGTATGCTTTTTCGCCTCTTGTTCGTGGTTGTTCCACATTGTTGCTCATTG